CGAGGACTTTAAACGGGTTATTGCAGATTGGGGTCTGATTGATTACTTTAAAATTCAGCAGCATTATATCGAGTGCCTGTTTACAGGAAGTTACACGAGGTTTAAAGGATTAGATGATTCCGAAAAGATCAAGGGGCTTGCAGGGATTAAAAAGATTTGCATGGAGGAGTTTTCACAGTTCGAGCTTGACGACTTTAAACAGGTTAAGAAGCGATTACGTGGAATGAAAGGTCAACAGATTATAGGCATATTTAATCCGGTGTCTGAAATGTCATTTATCAAAACCGATATTTTCGATAATGAGAAGTTTACTGATCTTGATACAATTATCCAAAGTAAACAGATTAATGCAACCGGTGATATGGTAGTGCTCAGGACTTGTTATCTAGATAACATCTGGATTGTTGGGGATGGTAAAGGTGGCGGTTTTATTGATAGCCACGTGATAGCAGACTTTGAACGGGATAGGGTCAAAGACGTAAACTATTATAATATCTACGCTTTGGGTGTTTGGGGAAAACTCCGAACCGGTGGCGAGTTCCTAAAGCAGTTCCGATCTGATAAGCATGTAGGATCGTACCCGTACTGTGAAGATTTGCCATTGCATATTAGTTTTGATGAGAACGTATTGCCGTACTTGACCTGTAATGTATTTCAGACTAAAGATGGATTTATTAGGCAGATTGATGAGATTATGTTAGCTGATCCGTTAAACACGCTAAAGGATACTTGCGAGGAGTTTATAAAACGGTACGGCAAAAATCAGCAAGGTTTATTTATCTACGGGGATGCAACGTCTAGAAAGCAAGACACTAAAATCCAGAAAGGCCAAAACTTTTATCTGCTGATTAAACTATATTTAGAAAAGTGCAAGCCTATCTTTCGGGTTCCGCTTGCAAATCCTTCGGTAGTTATTTCCAGAGGTTATGTGAATGATATACTTTCGGGTGATATTGAAGGCATACAGATAGGCTTTGATGCTAAATGTAGGAATTCAATTAATGACTATCAATATTGTACAGAGGACGAGGAGGGCAAAGTTAATAAAAGAGTTGTAAGGGATAAGGCAACGGGACAAAGCTATCAAGAATACGGCCACGCAACTGACTGCCTTCGCTATATCCTGACCTCGTTATTCATTGAGAAGTACAAAAAGTTCATGAGAGGATGATCCACGGCATAACACTAAAACATTTCGCCCGGCTAATAGCTCAGGGTGAACAGGCTAAGGCAAGTAAGCGCACTCAAAGGCTATTGCTCAAGACATCTACCAAGCAATTCAAAGTCCGCTGTATTCAGGATTTAACCTTTGCAGATTTCGTTGATCTAGAAAGATTTTACAATGAAAATAATTATTATGAATTTTGTATTATATTTGTTAGGACTAAATTTTGGCAAAGGGTGTATTTGCACAATATGCCAATGATAATGCAGGCATACGGTGAGCAAAAGAAGCAACTATTTGAAAGGAACAAATACGCTTTCGATCCTCCACAGTACGGAGAACCAAGCAAAGAAACAATAGGGTCTGAGCTTCGTCGGGATTTTGTAGAAGAGTTTGGTCAATATGTGATATTGATGGATGTAGTATGCAAGGGTGAAATGTCAAAATATAAAGAGGTCGAGCAATGGAAGGTGAGTGAGTTCTTTTTTTGGGCAAATTACCTCACTGGACAAAAGATAATTGAAAATATAAAGTAATGGCAAACCAAATCAGTAAACTCCTCACTCACCTCGTATCTGTTTTCGATGCAATGCCTTTAGTGCATACTATTGCCTTCAAAGACGACGATGTCTTGGATGTAGAAAAAGAGAATGTTTACCCGTTGGTATCAATTGTACTATTACCTTCACCTGCTCCAATGATTGACCTCCGGGAATACAGGCTACAATTTACGGTACTAAATCAAAGGGATGATATAAGAATCGCAACTCCTTCAAAGTTAATGGCAGACAGTAATTACATTGATAACTTGGGTATTTGTGATTCTATTGCGAATGACTTTATTTTAGAGGTGCTTAAAACACATGAAGAATTCACGGTATTTATTGTGGATGATTCCGTTTCAGAGTTTGAGTTTATCCGTAAAGGTGAGCGCAATGCTTTGGATGGAGTAATATTTGAAGCTAGTTTTTCAGTACATCAGAATGCGATTTAATGGAACGCACAATCGGGGAGATAAACCAAATCATACGTGAAGTAGTTAGCGAGGCAAAGTCTACGGCAAAGTTTGAAACGGGATTTTTAAAGCGGTCAATTAAAGGAACAATAGTAGGTCGTAATAAATCGGTAGAGTTCAGGCAGGTTTTTTACGGTGTGTATAATGATAACTCGCAACTGATTAGAATTGCAGAAAAAAGAATGCCGAAAGATATATCTTGGAAAGTGATTTCACAAGATGAAGATGGCAGGGAAGTTAATATTAAGGCGACCACTAGAACCGGGCGTACCATTTCTAGGCAAGCAATAACGAGTGAAAATATATTTACGTCTAAAATCAAAGCATTAATAAATTTAATACGTGGCAAAAAGAAAGACAGTTCAGCAGAAAGAGATTGAGGACTTAACCAGAAAGTCACTTGATGAAATGGGCAGAAGGATTACTGTCATTTCTTCACGTAACTCAAAAGTTAGCAAGCTCCAAAAAGATCATTTAAGGGATTCGGCTAATTACAGGACTAAACCTTTTAACGTGCTTACAGTCTCACAGAACTTTTACGGCAGATACAATACGCCAAAGGGTAAAGCAACCCCGGCAGACCGTACCGCAATAAAGGACACTCCACTATTAAATTCGATCCGTGATAACATACCAGAGGGCGTGAAGTTCTTTGTAAAAGATATGATTGATTTATTGAAGTCACCAATAACAGGAAAGTAAGATGATAACACCAAAGGGGAAGGCAGATCAGCTCATACAAACATTCGGTTGCTTCATGTATCCGACAAGAACAGACCTATCAATCGAGCGTGCTAAAAAATGCGCTTTGATTGCAGTAGATGAATTGATAGCAGCTTTTAAGCAATTATCAATCGAGGAAAGCGGTAGAACTAAAATCGACTTTGGCCACGGGTTCTGGGAATTAGTAAAAATAGAAATTCAGCAATCATAAGTCATGCCACTAGCAACCCCAACATTAACAAACATAAGTACCAAAGGCCAGATTTTTCTTGCTGAAAGTCCTATGCACTTTGATATACAGAACGAGGCCGGAAATGCAAGCATTGCAGCCGTAACGGTAGAGGTTTATATTTGGCGAGGGTTGCAAACGGCAGACCTGCCGGCTAGTCCAAACATTGTATTTAATGCAATAGCTAAGATTTCACCAGCAGACAAGTACATTGCAATCGAGTTACACAATGAAATTAAGGCGTTTATAACTGCATCAAACCTAAATAAGAACAATCCACAATGGGCGTATAATAGCACTCAGCCAGCGACAACGGCAGGGGAGGGCGTTTACTTTCACATTGTTTATAAGGTAGATGCCGAAAGTGTTAAGCAGTTGGGTACTTTCTTTGCGACCTCTGGATATAGGTATTCATTTGAGCAAAAAGGAGGCGCATATATTACCTTTACCGACGTTCAAACACCTAGAAAGTACGCCTCATCTATCAAATATGAGGTTTTTACGATCAGTTTAGCTACGGTTGCAGGCAGTTCGGCCTCTGGAGTTGGTGGTATGATTGTGCAAACGGTTGTAAATCCTACTAGACAAACGCAAACAGGGGTTCCTTGCTTGATTGCATACATAAATAGACTAGGATTATGGGATACTTTCACCCCGTTTGGCAAGTTTGTTGAGCAAATCGAGACAAAAAGGGATGAATTTTCAAGTAGTTTCCGTGATCCATTGAATGTAAATAGCCAAATACAGCACTTAAAACAGTCAGGCGCACCAAAAGGGATGCGTAAATTCCAGATTAATACGGGTTTAATTGATGAAAATAACAACTATCAAGTTCAGGAATTAATGGATAGCTCTAAAATATACCTAGTTGTATTCAGTTTAGCTACCTATTTGAGTGCTCAGATAGGTATTACGGTAGATTCAACAACGGTAACGGTAGACGATACAGAAATAACCGTTGATAGTGATACGGTTGCGGCAGGGGACGTTGGATTCTATTCTACGTTTGTTCAGATTCCGGTTAAAAGATCAGCCGGGAACTTTCTAAAGAAAACTAGACTAAATGATAAAAGTTCGATCAGCTATACGATTGAATTAGAGGAAACAAATAATTTTATTAATGATATTCTTTAAACTATATTTATAAATTACAAAATGAAAGAATACAGAAAAACAGCAACAGTAAAAGCAAAGATATTTGAAAAAGGTGATGAGGATGGATTTACAAAGACCCCCGAACATTATGTTGAAAAAGAAGAATATCCGTACATATCTACTCTTGAAAACCAGAAACATGAAGGTGAAT